CAGTTGTGCGGTCTCCAGAGCCCACCCTCGTACGGCATCTATCCCTCTCGGTGCCCGGCACCTGCGAGGTGCCGGGCACCTGTCCCCTCTGCCTGGCCCCTACCTGAGTGCATCAAAGAGCTCCCTCCAATACGCCACACACGTCCCCGTCCCACTCGTCGCACTCAGACTCAGTGCGTTGCTCCCCACCGCCAGCTTGGTCTTGCGGAACAGCGTCGCCGCCGTCCTGTACCCGTACGCCCGCGTCGGATCCTCGCCACTCTCCGTGTACCATGCAGTCGCCGGCGTCTTGCATACGATGGCCAGCGCATCGCCGGCACCCATCGTCAGCCCGAACTCGAGCTCCCACTCGTCCGCCAGCTCGATCTTGGGATCCTCGATCGCGTCCGCCAGGTCGAACCGCACCCAGCACGGCTCGTCCCCGTCGTTCACGCACGTCAGCGCCACGGGCGTTTCCCCGTCGTACGCCGCGCTCGCGCTCTGCTCCGCCGCGCTCTGCCAGAACGGGTCCGGCGACGTGTACGCCTGCACCACCTGCTGCCAGCTCGTGTGCTCCTCGCTCCACTGCGGCGTCTCCGGCACCACACTCAGCTGCAGGATCCGCCCCGTGTCCGTCTGCCGTTCCAGCGTCCGCAAGCCCCCGCGCGCCCGGTGCATCTGCTCCCACTGCGCCTTGAGCACCTGCAACGACACCGTCGGCGTCGCCTTGAGCGTGAACGTGGCCGTGTAGGCACGATTCTCCGCCTTGGTGTCCCGGTACAGGTTCGCGTACCGGTCCCCCAAGTCCTCGATCACGTGCACCCGGCCGTTAATGTCCTCCTCCGCCTCGAACACCGCCTCCGGAGTGGATCCATTCCCGTGCCACAGCACATTCCCATCGAACTTGATATACTCAGCCATCCATCCTCACCTGGTGCACGGCACTTCGAGGCAGGTACTCCTGCCCGGCGAGTACTCTCGCCCAGTGCCTTGCACCTACACTACAGACCCTGCCTTTGCCCCCCGTTGACGGGGGGCAGGGGGGGCGTCACACCCCAGCCGCCTCCATACTCACCGTCATCTCCGTCGCCATCTTTTCCAGCCTGCCCAGCCGTGCGCTGAACCGCTTCCGCTCCGTGTCCCGCTGCCTCACCAGCAGCTCGATCTCCAGCCGGCTCTCCGCCAGCCCCTCGCGAATCCCCGCCCGCACCGCCTCCGCGATAGCTCCAAAACTACCGTCGCCGCCACCCGCGACGCCCAGCCCCCGCGGTGCCGCTGTCAGCCCCCCAGCGGAGTACCCTCCGCCAAGGCCAGTACCCTGGCCCCCGAGCCCGTGCCAGTCCAACCCCGTCAGCGCTGTGGGTGCCCCCGGCGTCATCCCCATCCCCGTCCCCACGTCGCCCACGTTCGGGCCCGTCACGTTCAGACCCGCGAACCCCCCGATCGTCTGAACATCTGAGACCATCTGCTGGAACACGTCCAGCGCGTCCAGCACCGCCTGCGGCTTGAGCCCCTTGCTCGCCGCGATCTCCTCGCCCGCCTTCATCGCCGAGGCGATATTGCCAAAGAGCTGCGCAAAGCTGTCCGCCAGTTCGATGCTGACGTCCAGCATGTCGCCCCAGATCGCCTTGATCCCCGGCAGCTCCGCCTTGAGCCGCTCGCTCGCATACCGCAGCTGCTGCAGGAACCTGTCCACCACGTTCTCAAACGCGATCCGCTTCGTCCCCTTGTCGCTCTTTTGCGTCTGCAGATCGTTGAACAGCTTGGCCAGGTCGAACAGCCCCATCACGTCCTGGATCTCGCCCGAGGTCTCCGCCACCGCCGCCAGCACGTCGTCGCCCCACCGCGACCGTAGGCTCTGCAGCTCGGCGATCATCCAGTCCGCGCCCAGCCCGACGGCCGCCACCGCATCGCTCAGTAGCTGTGGCCAGTTCGGTGCCAGCGGCTGAAGGTCGAATGCGGTCCCCAGCACGCCCAGCACGCTCGTCACGTTCCCAGCGGCCTCCGCCGCGCTCGCCAGCAGCTCTCCCCACCGCTGCTTGATCCGCTCGATCGCCGGCACCACCAGGTCCGTCGTCCACTCTACGACGCCGAGATAGTCCGGCAGTGTGTCCGCGAACGTCTCGTCCGGCATCTCTGCCGCCAGGCCCAGCCCCAGCAGCCCCAGCGCGCTCTGCACCAGGCCACCGATCTCCTGGGTGTCCACCAGCGCCTGACCCCACGCGGCCTTGATCCGCTGCAGCGCCGGCACCGCCAGCCCGGTGCTCCACTCCACCAGCTCGAGGTATCCCGGCAGCGCCTCCCGGTACCCCTCCTCTGGAAGCTCGGCCGCCATCCCGATGCCCAGCAGGCCCAGCGCGCTCTGCGTCAGGCCGCCGATCTCTTTCGTCTCCTCGAGGATCGCCCCCCACGCAGCCTTGATCCGCTGCAGCGCCGGCGTCACCAAGCCCACCGACCACTCGACCAGCCGCAGATACTCGGGCAGCCGTTCCTCGTAGCCCTCCTCGGGAAGCTCGGCCTTGAGGTCCTGCCCCAGCAGCCCCAGCAGCCCGGTGATGAACGGCACGCCCTCGCTCGCCGCCTCGTACGCCGCCATCGCCTCGGGCCCCAGGGCGGTCATCCGCTCTTTCGCCAGCTTCGCGAACCCGAACACCTGGTCCAGGTACGTGGCCGCGTTCTCGAGGAAACTCGCGTCCTCGCTGGCCTCGATCCCCGCCAGGTTCGCGCCCATCAGCACGAACGATCCCGCCAGCTGCCCCGACCATTTGTCCACGTCGTCCAGGACGATCGCGCCCAGCCCCGTCTCCGGGTCCGTCACCATCCCCACGACGCCCCGCACCAGCATCGGCAGGAACTGAGTGAGCTGGTCCAGGTAGGCCAGCATCACGCCCCAGTCGCCCGGCTTCATCTTGCTCAGGTCGGTGGTCATGCTCTCGAGGATTGTCCCGAGCCGCGTCGCCCGGCCCTTCATGTCCCCGATCGTCTTCCACCCTACATTGTCCACCACCTCCTTGACCCGCAGCACAGCCTGTTCCATCGCCCAGGCCCACTGGTCGAGGTAGGCCACCATGGCGCCCTGGTCGAGGTTGCCAGCCTTGACCGCCGCCGCTCCCTGGGCGAACTGCATGAACGCGGTCGACATATCTTCGATGCCGTCCGCGACGTCCTCGAACGTCTCTCCCGCCGCCTCGAGGCCCTGGCTCCCCGCCACGATCGCGAACCGCGTCAGCCACCCGATGATCGAGTCGAACACCCCCATCACATCGCCGATCGGCCCCTCGATCTGCGGTATCCCTTCCGAGATCCCCAGCCCCAGGCCCTCGATCACGTACCCGCCGATGTCCCTAAAGACCGTCGACGGGGACTCGATGCCGAGCATCTTCTTGACCCACTTGACCGGCGCGCCCACCGCGTCAGCGAACGCGTCGACAAGCTTCCCCGGCGCCTCCTTCACGCCGTCGATCATGCCCTGCACCATGTCCTTGCCGGCCTGCTTCATGTTCTCGACTTCGTCGGCAATGGACTGTTTGGCTTTGGTGATGATCCCGTCTGGGTCGCCGATGAAAAAGTTCTTGAGGCTCTCGCCCCACTGCGGGTCGCCCGTCAGGCCCGTGATGAACCCGTTGAGCACCGCCTTCATCGTGTCCAGATAGGCGGTCGCTAGCGTGCCGGCTGCTCCCTCCTCACCACTGGCCCCAGCCGTGATGATGTCGCTGACCACGCCCCAGAGCTCTTTGCCGATGGTGGCCACGATCTTGACCAGGGCCGTGATGCCCAGCCGCACCACCTTGCCCAGGAGCTCGCCATACGTCTCCCCAATCGTCGGCCCGTGTTCCTCCAACAGCGCCGGCGCTTCCTCGATAATCGTCTTGAACGCCGCGAACAGATCCGCCACCAGCGGCTGAAAGTTGTTCTCGATCCACGTGATCCCTGCCGCGAACGCCCCGTCGATCATCCCGCCGATCTTGGGCCCGATCGCCGCGCTGTTCTCGTCCAGCCAGGTGTCGGCCCCGGCGAACAGGTTCCCGATCAGCGCATCCAGCGAAAAGCCGCCTCCCTCACCCTCGGCGGCCGCCCCCGCGTCGCTGGCCATGTCGCCAACGCCGCCGATGATCCCCTGAACAAAGCCACTCACGCCGTCCATGGCCGGCCCCAAGTCGTCCAGCATCGGGATCACGCTCTCCACGACCGTGGCCGCGAACCCCACCAGCGGCGTAAAGAACTTTTCGATCAGCGGCGTCCCCGCCTTGATCATGAACGTCTCGACAGTGCCCTCGAGCGCCTCTAGCGAGGCGTTGAGTCCCTGAGTCCGCGCCGCGGCCGTCTCGCTCGCTGTAGAAGCGGCTTCGGTCGCCTCGCCCATAAAGGCCCAGCCCTCGGCGCCCTCCTCCAGCAGCGCGCTGGCTGCCACACCGCCATAGGTCCCGAACAGATCTTTGAGCGTTTCGTCCTTGGCTTGCTGAGTCAGCCCCGCCATGGCCTCGTTGACGTTGCCCAGAATGTCCGGCATCGACTTGAGGTTGCCCTCGGCGTCATAGAACGCGATGCCCAGCCCCTCCATGGCCTCTCGGGCATTCTTGCTCGGCCCTGAGATGGCCATGAACATCGACTTCATCTGGGTGCCAGCCGTAGCACCGGTGATACCTCGCTGCGACAGAATCGCTAGAGCGTTGTTCGTGTCCTCCAGGCTCAGCCCCATACGCGCGGCGACGGGACCAAAGGTTCGCAGGGACTGCACCAGGTCTGGGACCGAGGCCACCGACGCGTCAGCAGCCTGGACAAAACTGTTGGTGATCGCCACGGCTTCCTCGGCGGGGATGCCGTAGGTCGCCATGGCAACGCTGATCGCATCCGAGGCGGCAGCAAGGTCCAATTCCGAGGCTGCCTGCAGATCCACAGCGGCACGCAGCGCACCGGAGAGCGCTGTCCCCTCCTCGAGATAGGAGTTCAGCCCCTCAGCGCCGCCAAACATGTCTGTTACGGACAGGCCGGCCTTGGCAAAGTTCGTCATGGCCTCAACGCTTTGGCTCGCGCTGATGCCCACAAGTGAGGTGTCGGCCCCCATCTTTAGGGCGGCATCGCTGTACGTGTCCAGCGACACTCCAGCATCGCCCACGGCCGTGCCCAGGATATTGACCTGGGACTCAAAATCCGCGGATACCTCCGTCGCTTTCTTGATTGCTCCGAGGCCGCCGAGCGCCAGCCCCACGCCACCAACCACGGACGCCAGGCCGCCAAACCCGCCCGTCAGCCGGCCGAGAAAGCCCTCGGTTCTCTTTGTCCCGTCCTCCATGTCCTTGGTGTTCATCTGCACCACAGCCTGGAGGTTGGCGACTGTAATACTCACGCTCTGTCCGTTCCCATCCTTTCCCAACGAAAAAGCCCCACCTCGTCGAGGGGGGGCTTTCACCCGCGCCCGACGCTGTGGGGCGAGGCACCGGCTCTTGGGAGTACTCTCCCGCCGTCGTCCGCAAAGCCGGCACGCGGCCCATATAAAACGCCGCTAGGCGGCCAGTCTCAGTCTTCTATGCGATACCTCTTCCTCAGATACCTACACACACACACCAGCGCCCGGTACACCACCACCATCACCGCCCGCAGATCCCGGTCCTCCTCCCCCCCGTTGACGGGGGGGCTGGGGGGGGCTGGGGTGCCACTACTTCCGCCCGAGCTTCCTCGGCCCACTCCGCACCTCATTCCGCGCCCCGATCTCCGCCGCCTCCGCCGCCAGCGCCGCGTTCATCCAGAACACCGGCCGCACCGCCAGCTCCCACGGCCCTACGCCGAGGTAGCGGGCGGCTCTGACGACGAGGTACCATTCCGGGCACCACGCCGTGCTCGTTTCCCGGCCGAGAACGAGCCACCGTTTGAGGGCTCTTCGCTCCTCCCCTGAGGGTTTACGTCTGCGCCGATCCCCCGCACAAGACTTCCAATGAACTGCATCGGCAGCCGTCGCAGCGACTCCGTCGTGATCGGCACCATCTCCCCAGCGTCGTCATCCACGATGTCCCAGTGCGAGATGATCTCCGCCAGGATCGCCGCGACCTTGTCCATCTCACGCGCCGTCAGCGCTGCCTGCAGGTCCGTGATCGTCTCCAGCGTCAGCTTGGTCGGGTAGTACGTGACCTTGACCGGCTCCGTCAGCCCCACGTCCAGCCTGAACGTCCGCTGCTCCGCCCTGAGCAGCTGCCCCAACTTGATCGCCATCCTACCTATCCTCCCCTTCACGGTGCACGGCACTTCGAGGCGAGTACCCTCGCCCACCTTCGGGAGGTGGACTCTCCTACAGACTCGAAATGCTATTCGTCAGCGCCACACTCAGCGCCTTGCCCCACGTCGCGTCGTGGCAGCCCGCGAACGGCCACTGCACCGCATAGACCCCATCCTCATCGCTGAACCCACCAAAGTCGCTGATCCTGCCGCACATGTCGATCAGCAGCTTGTAGTGATAGGTGTCCTCGATCAGGTCGCCCTGGGCCTCGATGCGGATGAACTTTTCGTCGCCGTCCTGCGCGTTGCTCAGGAGGTCCATCCCATCGCCGTCTGCCTCCATCGTCAGCGTCAGGCTCAGCTCCGGCTCCCCCTCGACATAGTCCGCCCAGCTCGGCTCCGATCGGTTTAGCGTCCACATCGGCGTGAACCGGTTCCCCAGCGTGAACTCTGCGCTCAGCACGTGCGTCAGCTGCGTCGTCCCCAGCGCCGCGGCGGAATCATCCACGTACACACTCACGTGAGCCGGCAGGATCGGCTTCTCCGCGATGTCGCTCGGGCTCCCCGTCAGGCTGATATAGTCCGTGAACGACCGCCCGATCAGCTCCCCGCTCACCTCGACGTTGTCGCGGTTGAACGTCAGCCCCAGCTGGTTCACCATCGCATAGTTGATGCTGTGCGCCCGGACGCTCCCGCCCTCCTGGACATAGAACGTCGTCACGGCGTCGGGACCATCCGTGTCCGGCTCGAACGAGCTCAGGTACGCCGTCGTGGCGCCTTGCTGCGCCGGCGTCGGTGTGGCGATCAGGCCTGCCAGCAGGTAGGTCAGGTCGTTGTACGCCGCCTGCCCGCTGATCGATCCCCCCGCCCATTCCTTGCCCAGCGCCGCCAGCGTGGGGAACTTGAACCCCCGTGGCCTGAACGGCGTGATCTCCAGCGTCGGCTGGATCTCGAAACTCGTGGCCAGGAGGCGCTTGTCCGCCCCGCCAGCCGGCGTCGTCCCCGGCGTCGCTTCGACACCGATCTGGACAACCTGATGGATCGTCGCTCTCCGTGGCATGCTACCTCCTAGCCCTCCGGTGCCCGGCACTTCCAGACGGTACTCCGGCTGAGTGCCTGGCACCTCTCTCTCGGGTCACTGTCCGCTCCCACCTCCCGAAGGCTCTCCAGGCGAGTACTCTCGCCAACCTTCGGGAGGTGACTCCTGCTCACGCTTCCACTACCTGACACTGAATCACATACACCCCGCCGGCCCACCGCACCTCGACCCCGCCGGGGTAATCGTCGATCCCTCTCAGCGGCATGTCCCGCACACAGCTCAGGATCGTCCCGTCCGCATTGTTCTCGATCGCCGCGCCGTGCAGCAGGTAATCCGCCCGCTCCATGATGGCGTCCGCACTCGCGAAACTCGTGCTCTCCGTCACCGCCCGGACCATGTACTCCGCCCGAGTCATCAGCCGGACCGTGCCCACGCCCATGACGTCGTGTCCCAGCTGCACCTCGCACGTCACGTACGGCCGCGCCGCCCCCTGCACCGCCCGGTCCACAAACACACTCGTCGCCGACGCCAGCAGATCCACCAGCGTCCCGTCCCCCGTCAGCGTCTCATACAGCCACGTGTCGATCGCACTGAGTACGCTCACCAGTTCACTCACTCACCACAGGTAGGGGCGAACGAAGGCCAGTACGCAGGCCCGGTCGCCCGCCTCATTCGTCGAAAACTGCCTCCGCCCGCTTCTTCCACTCCGCCTCCACCGCCTTGGCCGCCGGCCTGATGAACGGCTGCGCCGGCATCCTGGATGTCCCATACTCCACGTGGATCCCGTGCTTGGCGTCGACCCACACCACGCCCCTGGTCGGCCCCGGCTCGTACTCCTTGATGCTCTCCGCCAGCTCCCCCTCTCGTCGAGGAGCCCGGCTGCGCATCTCCCGCGCCAGGTCCGCCCTGGTCTCCTGCACCGCCTTCGAGGCCCGCTTCTTCACGTCCCCCGACAGACTGCGCAGCTTCTTCTTGTCGATCGTCCACGAGACCCTGACGTTCTTGCCCTTCGCCATTCCCTATCTCCGGTGCGTTGCCACGGCGAGTACCCTCGACCCGTCGCCGGCCTCCCCCCGTTGACGGGGGGATCGAGGGGGGTTATTCCATCCTGGTCGCGATCGCCCTCACCGCCGTCATGTGCGTGTGATCGTTCATCAGCCCCTGCACCGCGAATGTCTCTCCGTCGATCAGGATCACGTCATCCGCCTGCACGTCCGTGTCATGCGGCAGTGAGATCATGAACGGCGTCAGCTCCGACAGCTGCGCCCCGACCAGCGCATCAGACACCGCGCTCCGGTGCCCGAATGGTGCGATCCGGCAGATCGTCTCCGTATCCGTCGGCGTCCCCTCCGTCCAGCCCCCGCGCCCGTCCGACACCAGGTTCCGCCGGCGCACCGTGCAGGTCGTCCGCATGATCGTCTCCTGCACCGCCCGCATGCTGGTGAAATCCGCCGCGCTCAGCACCCGCTACCTCGCTGCCCCCCGTTGACGGGGGGCCGGGGGGCCCTCTGCCCCATTGCGTCACACCACATGCCGTCTCACCTGCAGCGCGCTCAACCCCAGCATCCGCTCAGCCTGGGCGAGGTACGACCGGTGCTTCTGGCTCATGTTGAACGTGGCCCCATCCGCATCGAAATCGAACTCATCCGCCACGACCGCGGCCTTCTCAAACAGGATGTCAGCTGCAGCCGCGTACAGGTCGTACGTCTCCGTCCAGTCATCGTCGTCCGGCTCGTACCCCGCGCTGTCCACGAGCGGGTACCGCTCGACGTACTCTGCGAGCAGCCCATCGCTGTACGTGTCCGTCCCCGACTCGTCGACGAGCCGCCTCAGTTGCGCGACCTGCTTCTCCGTCGCCACCATCCCGCTCCTATCCCACTCCCCCCGTTGACGGGGGGTTGGGGGGGGATCACCCGCTCTGCAGCTTCGCCGCCAGCAGCCAGATCAGCGTGCACAGCGCCACCCCGATCACCTGCTCGATCCTAGGCCCCCACCCATGCCGCATCAGCTACCCCAAGCCATCCGCACTAGCAGGACATGTACTCGTGCCCTGCTAGTGCCCAGGCCACTACTGTGGCCCCTCAGTACCGTATCACGCTCAACGTCAGGTCCCCGCCAAAGTCGTACGGGTCCACGTCAACGTGCACGTTCCCCGAGCTATCGTTGAACAGCTCCTTGGTGAACGGCCCCACGACCCGCGTCCCCTGGCTCCAGTTCGTGATCTCCAGATCCGCGATGGCGTAACCATAGTACGTGGCCGCCGTCACCACCGTGATGTACTGCGTCCGCGTCACCGCCTCAGCGCCGATCACCAGCAGACACCGGCCATTGTTCGCGAACTCGAGCCCGTCCCCGGCCTCCGAGGACGCCGTCACCGTGATCGCCGCCGTGGTCGAGATGTCCTGCGGCGTGATCGTCCCCGCCGCCGCCCACACCGGCCGCACCCCCGGCCCCGTCATGAACAGCGCCGCCATCACCAACAGACACAGAACAATCCCTCCGAGCGCGTACCGTTCCTGATTCCTCATCATCCCTCCTTTTCTGCGACCTTCCGAAGGCTCTGCGATCGGCCTTCGGAAGGCCCAAGGCGTGTACTCACGTCAGTTGTCCCCGTGCTCCATCCAGTTCGTCCCATCGCAGAACAGCCACACCCCGTCGTACTGGCCCAAAGCCAAATCGCTCGACAGCTTGAGCACGCCCGTGTCCGAGATCGTGATCGTCGTGTCCACCGTGTTGTACAGGAACAGCACGTCGCCCGCGTTCCCCATCGCCAAGCTGCTCGTCTCCACGTTGCCGAACGACTCCAGCGGCTGCATCGTGCCAGTCGGCGTGATGTACCCGTCCACCGTCACCGAGATCGCCGTCTGCGGCGCCAGCCGCAGCCAGTTGCTCAGGATCGTGTACGTCCCCGTGATTGTGACCGCCCCGTCGACCTCGTTCCCGATCTCCTCGTCATTCGCGAGCACGAGGTTGCCGGCCTGCAGGTCCGCCCCGCCCGTCGTGGCCACCAGGCCGGTACCAGCAGTCATGTTCCCCGAGCTGGTCTCGTTGCCCTGGACGTGGAACGTGGTCGCCGTCGCCGTGATCACGCCGTTGTACGAGTTGACGATCGTCTCACCGTTCTGCAGGTCGATGTCCGTGTCCCACCCGCTCCCGATGTTGATCGCCTTCTCCGTCGTGGTCACGTCGCCCGTGATCCCGTCGATCTGCAGCCCCGTCAGCACGTGGCTGGTCCCGCTCACACTCTGCCCCGCGGCGATGTCCAGCACGAGCCCGTTGACCGTCAGCGTCCCCGTCGTGTGCGCCGGCGCCGTGAACTGAATCTCGACGATGCTCCCGCTCGCGTCCGCAGCCGGCACAGCGGCGAACACCACCGTGTCCGCCCCCTCGAGCTCCAGGTCCACCTGGTCGTCCGTGTCCGCCGTCAGGCTCGAGTCCCCGTCTGCATCCAGGATCAGCTGCGCGCCGTCGAGGTCGACCCCGGCCGAGTGGTCCGTCGTCGCCCCGCTCTGCACATCCAGCGTACCGCCGCTCTGCACCTCGATCTCGCCACCCGACTGCACGACCAGCTTGTCGCCGCCGCTGGCAAAGTACACCTTGGCCACGGGCCCACCCGTCGCGCACCCCACAGCCAGCACACTGGCCGCCAGGACCGCGAGCAGGAGGGCCATCCACCGCGTCCTACTCAGCTCTCCCATGCCGTACCTCCTATCCTCGGCCCGTGTCCTATGCCCCCCTGTTGACGGGGGGGGGAAGGGGGGGCTCTGGGGGGTCTTGTTACACGCTCGCCACGCGAGTCGCCGTGACCTCGTCCGCCGTGTTCGCCGTCACCGGCAGGTTCCGCGCCTTGCTCATCCGGTACAGCGTGCTCTCCGCCGACGCGTTCGCGGCGTCCTTGTCGATGACCACCCGCACGTACCGCTTGGTCGGCCTGACCAGCGTCAGCCGAAAGATCTGGTCATCGTCGTCGTCGGCTACGCTGTGGCTGGCCCCGGCCACGTCAGCGGCGTCGCTCAGGTCGCTCTCGTCGCCATACTGCAGCTTGACCGTCGGCCCGCCATCGGCCGCGATCGTGGCCATCGTCACCACCGCCTCGATCTCGTCGTATCCCGCCATGTCCATGATCGCACCGTTCCGGTCCGCCGTTCCGCTGGCGTACGCCAGCCCAACGCGCACCTTGGTGCCGTCATACAGATCCGCCATCTCGCCTCCCCGGAGCGCCAAAGGCGAGTATCCTCGCCCGGCAGTCTCCCTGTAGCATCCGCTCCATCAGCTCCACTCGCATCGACTGGCCCCGCGCAGATTCGGACTCAGCCCCTGCCTATGGCAGACTCCTCACAGTCCGAATCTGCCAATGATCGCTACCGCGATCACGCTTGCTGCATCACCTTGATCGGGTGGCTTCCCGGATCCACATACTTGCCGTCATGCCGCATGAACCCCAGGAACCCGACCTGACCATAGTCCGCGTACCGCTCCTCAAGGCGCAGCATCTGCACCCCGCTCACGTCCCGGATCTTGTAGTAGCTCCAGTCCCCGAACGCCACGGCCTTGGCCGTGGTCGCGATGTCCGCCATGTCGGTGTTGATCACGTACGGATACCCCGCGATCCGGTCCGGCGCGTTGTACGCCAGCCCAGGCACCCACAGCGGACGGCTCTGCCCATCCTCGAGCTGTTTCAAGTACTTCAGCGTGTTGTCGTTAAACATCCACGCGCAGGACCGCGACCGACGATAAGCCCGGATCACCGAGTGCTCCAGGTCCGTCAGGTCAGCCCAGGTGATGTCATCGGCCCCGGCCGCGGTCTCGCCCACGTCGGCCACCGCGATGATCCCCTCGGGCATGCTGTCGCCAGTGCCCGTCGTGTCCTCGCTGTTCATGATCCGCCCAAAGCGCGTGCCGAACGCCCGCATGATGAACCCGGCTACGTCAAACCCGGCGTCCTGCAGTAGCGCGTACGGCACCAGCACCGCGTCCGTGGTGTACAGGTACGCCCTGAGAATCTTGGCCCCATACGTCGGCTCAGCCGTGCTCACCTGGACGTTCTCGCCGATCCGCCGCCCCTGGTTCGCCGTATCGTCCGCCGTCGGCCACGGGATCTCGCGACCATCCGCCGTGGTCAACTTGTCCGTGGGCGCCTCGCGCATCCCGCCCCAGTCCGCCATGGCCTCAACCAGTGGCGCCATATCCCCCTCGGGGATCGTGAACGCCCCCGCGCTGCCCGTGATCGAGCTCAACGCGCGCTGCTCGAACTGCTCATACCCCGCGGCCAGACGCTTGCGCTGCTCGCCGTCCAGACCGTCCCGTCCGTACCGCATCCACACGTCGAACGCAGCCCGGTACGCACGCTTCTCCGGCTCTTGTGCCCCCTCGCTCTGGGTGTCCGCTCCCTCGTCGGTCTTTCGCTCATACGTCGCCATAGATGCGCTGATGGCGTCCGCTCGCTCGAGCGTGTCGATCCGCCCCTTGAGCTCGTCCATGTCCGCCATCATGCGGTCCCACTGTTCCTGTTCCTCCGGGCTCATCGCCCGCTTTTCGTCCTCTGCCGTCTGCAGCAAGGCCTGCGCCTGTTTCCAGACGTTGGCCCGCTCCTGCCGCAGATCTACACTTCCTGGCATCTCGCCCCCTTTGGAGCGCCGCCGTCCCCGGCGGCATTCTCTGCTACAGTGTCCTCTCGATCAGCTCCAGCCTCATCCGTCTGAGGGCCAGAGCCGCTCCCTGGTCCGAGCCGCTCGCCTGAGCGCCCTCGTCCCTATCGTCATCCGAGTGTCCGTCGCCACGCTCGCCTGAGCGCAACGCGGGCGGCTCGGGTGTCCACAGTTTTATGCCGAGGCTCCTCAGATGCGCCTCGGTCTCCACGTACGCCGGATACGTCACCACCGACACGTCCAGTAGATCGACCTCGCGCTGGACCCACAGCGGCAGCCAGTCCGTCTCCGCACTGCCTTCGACCCAGTCGGACTTGATCGGCCAGAACATGAACGACATCTGGTCGATGTCCCCGCGCCCCATGCTCACCAAAAAGTCGCGCGCCCACTGCGTCTCCGGAGGCGTGATCACCACGCTGAGCCCATGCTCGTCCTCGTCCAGGCTCAGGCTCCCCGATCCCTTCCGCCCCAGCACATAGTCCGGGTTATGGTTCACCGTCGCCCGAGGATCGCCCTCTTGCAGCGTCTTGCTGAACGCCCCGGGCCGGATCACCTCGCGGAATCCCCCCAAGTCGCACGACACCTTGTCAAAGACGGCCGCATAGCCCTCGATCACCGGGCCCTCATCGTCCGTCGCCTGTCGCACGCGCACGTTCGTCAGCTGATATGCCCTCAGCAGGCACTCGTCTCTCTTCGCCATCTCGCCTCCCCTATCCCCCTCCCCCCGTTGACGGGGGGTCGGAGGGGACGTCATCCAGGCGCTATCCCGCAGTCACATCCCCCGTGCGCCGGCGGATGCCCGATGTTCGTATAGAACGTCATCGCCTTCTCGGTTCCCTCCGGCCGGAACTCGTCTCCCTCCTCGAGGAACCAACTGTTGATCTCCACTGTTTTGCCTTCTAGCGCGTTGCAGTATGGGCAGTTCTCTCCGTTCGTCACCCAGGTGAGCATCACCACGCCACCCGCGATCCAGGCCGCTTTCGTGATCGCGTTGCTGACCCGTGTGGTCTCCCAGGTGGCCTGCTTGCCCGGCGTCCCCTCTGCCCACTCGTCGAACCGGGTCTGCAACAGCTCCAAGGCCAGGTCCGGGTCGCCTCCCGCCTCGTCAACCAGCGCCTCCAGCTGCCCGAATTGCCCGCCGGCATATCCCTGGCTCGCGCTCTCGACGATCTCCTGCACAAACCCCTCGAGGTCCGGTGTCAGCTCGCCCTCCTGCCCGATCTCGGCATAGGCGTCCCTCACCGCCTGCTCCGCCAGGCTGGTCAGCGGAGGGCCCATGCACTCCTGGAAGAATGGCTCGTGGTCTTGGTAGAACTGCCGCATCCATGAGACGAACCCGACCACGTCCCCCTGCGCCAGTAGCTTGCGCGCCTTGCGCATCACGTCGGCCTCTTCCCGGTTCAGCACTCGCCTGCAAGCGTCCGCCACCAGCCTCTGGTAGGCCTGCGCGATCAGCCAACGCGTCCGTGCGCTCCCCACCTCGACCACCGGCCCCTCATCATCTCGGGCCTGGGAGTGCCGACGCGAGAGCTCTTGCCCTCCAGCCCGGCCTTCTCTCTCTTCGTCGTCCTCGGGCTCGTCTTCCCCCACCTGTGCGGGGAGGGCTGCTGGGAGCGGCTCTTCTTCTTCCTGTCCCACCTGGTCCGCCGGCGTCATGTTCACCGGCACTAGGTACATCTGCCCCTGCCCGTCCGGCAGCGGGTTCATGTTCTCCAGCTCGCGGATGTCGTCCGCGCTCAGCCAACCATTCTGCCGTCCGGTCGCGTACGCCTCATACCGGCTCTTGATGTCCCCGCGAAGCAGACCATCCACCAGGTGCTCCGCGAAATGCCGCTGCCTCTCAGCCTCACTCAGCAGATCCCGGTAGATCGACTGCTCGAATCGCACCAGCCACGGTCGGATCGTGTGCACCACGAACTCGATCCCCTGGTGCTCTATGTTGCTGAACGTGGCATCTCCCAGGTCCTGAATCATATGTGGCTGCATACGGAACATGCGCGCGATCTCGCGCACCTGGAACTGCCGCGTCTCCAGAAACTGGCTGTCCTCGGGCGGCAGCCCGATCTGCTGCCACTCCATCCCTTCCTCAAGGATGGCCACCCGATGGGCATAGTCGAGGCCCTTGTGGGCCCCCTCCCAGGAGCTCTTCAGGTTCGTCCCGGCCCCTTTGCTCAGCTTCCCCGGATGCTTCAGCACGCCACCCGGTCTGCTGCCATTCGCAAAGTAAGTCGCAGCGAACTCCTCCGTCGCGAGCGCCGCCCCGATCGCCTCCCGCGCCTGCCCGATCACGCTGTACCCGCTGTACTCGTCGATCCCGAACCCCCGGACCCGCCACACCGCGTCGTACGCGAGTCGCACTTGGGTGCCGTCGACCATCGAATAGTTCCAGACCGGCTTCGTCCCCTCATAGGCAAGGTCCATACGATCAGGCCTCAACGGCCAGAGCTCTCGCACCCGCCCTGCCCCGTCCCGCACCACTTCCGCGTAGCCCGAGCCCCACAGGCACACGTGCCCGGCCAGGTTCTCGCGGAGCTCCATCGCCGTCATCCGCGGGTTCGGCTGGTCGTGCAGGAGGCCATACAGCGGATGGGATCGGGCTCGTTCCTTGCCACTCTCCCCGACCCGTTGGTACAGGATCAGCGGCAGGCTGGCCACCGTCTCAGCGATCACCCGCACGCACGCAAACACCGCAGACACGCGCATCGCCGTCGTCGTGTTGATGCTGGCCCCGGTGTTCGCCGTGAGGGTCGACCCGAGATAGGTCGCCAGCTGCGCCCCCGTCAGCGGCGTCGTCGGATCCTCGAGCGTCCGCGTCGCGAACAGGTCAACCAGCACGCCTCGCCCTCATCATCGCCAGCGCGATCCCCCATGCCGTCACCGCTACCCCGGCCCCGGCGATCCCCAGGCGGATGTCGTACATCCACAGAGCCGCCACGATCGCGGCCACTCCCGCCAGCACCATCACGTCCGGCAGCTCGATCCTCACAACACCGTCAGCCCGCGCGTCTCGTACACACTGCCGCCCTGGCCCTGGTTACGCATCGCTCGGTCCAGCGCCATCACCAGCGCCACGATCCCGTCCACCCGGCCTTGAGATTCGGCCTTGTCCACCTTCAGGTTGTCCGCCGCATCCTGTTTCACCGCGACGTTCGCGGCCATCCATCGGAGCACGGGGTTCCCGCCGTGGTGCAACTGGTGCCGGAGCAGCCTGGCCTCAAACTCCCGCATCGGCACGGCCATCGACAGGAACCCCTGCCCCATCCCGAACACCGTGAGCCCCTCATCCTGGAGCTCCATCGACAACTGATAGCCCTGGAAAAGCCGGTCCACGTTGACGTCCACCAGCGCATACCGCTGAGCGTCCGCCAGCACCTGCCGCCGGATCGCCGAATAGTCCACCGCATCTCCTGGTGTCGCCTGCAGGTGCCCGACTCGCTCCCATGCCTGGTACTGCTCCCGGTACCGATTCGCCTCGTTCGTCAGCTGCGACTCCGGGCACCAGAACCGCGCCAGGATGTCGACCTCGTCCAGATCGCCCTCGTGCGGGAACACCAGCACCCACGCCGTCAGGTCGCTCACCGAGGAGAGGTCCAGCCCCCCATAGCACGGCCGTCCCGCTAGGCTATCCTCGTCGAATCCGGGCCCTCCGTTGGCGTCCCACAGATCGACATCGATCCATCGGTCGCTTTGTTGCGTCCACACGTTGAGGTGCAGGCGCTGAAACGCGTTCTGGGCGACCGGCATATGCACGGCCTTTGAGGCCTTCCGGGCCAAATCATCGGGCTTGACTGAAACGCCCCAGTTGGGGTTGGCCTTGCGCCACGTCGCCTCTGCCTTCCAGTCATCGCCCTCGTCAGCCCCCGCGATGTAGCCGAACCAACTATCATCATCGACCGTCCTCTCCAGGACCTGCCGCGTGTACTCGTGATGCTCGTAGCAGATGCTCGTCCGGTCGTACCCGGCCGTCGTGATCTCAAAGATCAGCGGCTGCCGGCGAGCTCCCGTGGCTGTCTCGAGCACATCCACCACCGCCGGCGTCTTGTGCGCGTGCAGCTCGTCGATGATCGCCCCATGAATGTTCAGGCCGTCCATCCCGTTCACGTCTGCCCCGAGCGGCTCGTACTTGCACGCCGTCTCCGGCACGTGCAGGTTGTCCTTGTACGCCCTGATCATCCGCCTGAGCGGTGGCGACGCCTTGACCATCCGCGTCGCTTCGCTGTGCGTGATCCGTGCCTGGTCCCGCTTCGTCGCCGCCGAGTAGACCTCGGCGCCTGGCTCTCCATCACCCACCATCAGGTAGAGCCCGATCCCCGCACTCAGCGTTGAATTGTGGGTTGGCACCATCGCTTGACCTGCCAGGTACCGCTCCCCTTCGACCTGAATGCAGTTCACCAGACGGCGCCCTATCGGCTGGACAGACACCACCTGACGCGTACGGCTTCGTTGACGACGTCCGGGTTTCTGTTTCAGTCGTCGCGCTTTCCGCGAGAGCAGTACTGCTGGCCGATCAGCATAGGCCCAGAATTGGGCCCGGTACCGTGTCCCGCAATCCTTCCCGTAGAGCTGTGCACGATCTACCTTCACCGTCGGCTTGTATCCCAGAGACCGCATCAGCTCGACGGCATCAAAGAAGAGCCGTCCATTCGTAAGCACCAACTCGTTCTGCCCCGCTCTTGAGACATATCCGTCAGTGTCCATCAGCCCCCGGAGAAGGGCCATGCGCTGCTCAGCCGAAGCGCGAAGATAAACCGATGGTATGTGCTTGTCCCCGAGCAGCCCGAGCGCTCGAAGTCGCTTCTGCAGAGTCCCTCGCCCAATCAGGTACAGATGCTCTACGCTTGCCAGTTCGACGCTACAGCCGCGCCGTACCAGGTTCTGCAGGATCTCCGCGTCATAGCACGTCAACCGAGCACACGCAGAGTGCCCGTCGCCCAACCACACGCCCAGCACGTACGGATCGACCGTTAGCTTGCGCTCTGGCAGCTGCAGTGCCTGTGCAACCGGAATGCTGTGCACGAGATCCTGGCGTGCCCCACACCTGAGCGTCCCGCGGAGCTCAGCGGTCGTGACCGTGGGTAGAGGCCCATTGTCCGGCCCGCGTCGTCGCCTCGTGAACCATGTCCTCTCCGTGTCCCACTCGTGGTTCTCATGTGCGACGACCGACGTGTGATCCGAGAAACGCACGCGGTAGCACAACCCCTCATATGGCTCAGTCGTGGCGAGCACCCTAACCGGGGCCCCACTCGGAGAAAACACTTTGTCGCCTGGGCTCAGGTCACCGTGCAGAACCCAGCCGCTCGGCGTCGGAATCGGCGTGTCAATGTCGAGCGCCTTGCCGTTCTTCCGTGGCACCTCGACGTACGCCGTGCGGAACCTGCGCAGCCCGTCCGCCCGCTTCCACCCGAACAGCACCCACAGAATGAACTGCTGCCATCCCTCAAGGACGAACGGCTCGCCCGCCCACTCGGCCTTGCTGTGCCTCAGGAACCCGAAAAACTGGATCACGTGCTCGGCCGACGCCCTGTCGAATGCCAGACCCCGCTCGCCGGCATGCTCCAAATCGTCCAGGTGCCTTTCGACCGCCAGCCGCACCAGTCGGCCCGCGGGGATCTCGCCGTCCAGCACCCCGCGCGAATACGCGACAACCGGATGCCTACTCATTCGCCGCTTTGGTCAACTGTCCGCTCTTGGCCAAGAACTCTGCGAACGGATCCGCCTCCTGCGGCTGCTCCACGCTCAGCCTCGAGCGCGCGCTCGGTGTCAGCCCGAACTCACTCATGAACGCCCTGCACATCGCCGCCGCTTTGTGCGAGATCGCGACCTCGGGCCGTTGCTGCTCGTAGCCCTTGGGCGTCAGGAACGTCAGACCCTTCTCCCGCAGAATCCGCTCCGCCTGGACGTACCGGGCCCACCACTGGCAATAGTTCGCCAACGCCGCCCGATCGACCAGCGTCAGGAGCCCCAGCCGCTGCAGCTCAGGCACGATCCGACTCCACTCCCGTTTCGCCTCCGTCAGCAGCCACCCCGGACGCGTCGGGAGCTCAGCTTTCGGCTGGGGTTCGTGCTCGTTCACCGGCCGCTTGCCCGGATTCCCCTGCAGCAGCCTGAGCCGCGTCGGTTTCGGTGCCGGTCCAGCCACGCCTACCCCCCCCATGCCAACCTGCGGCCACGCGAGCTCGGC